CAAGCGTGGCCAGAATCCTTAGCAGCAACCGAAACAAGCCCGTCACCATGCGCGTGAATTCGTTTGGTGGTTTGGCGTTTGACGGACTGGCGATTTACAACGCATTGGCGGACCACTCCGGGCCGACGGTCGGCGTTATTGAGTCCGTGGCAGCGTCTGCGGCATCGTTGGCGGTGTTGGGAGCCGACAAGGTGCAGATGCAGGCAAACGCGGTCTATCACATCCACGAGGGCATCGCAGGGTCGATTGGGCACATTGCAGACCTGCAGGAAGCGATTGAGTGGTTGCAGGCGTTCAATGCGGCTGCGGTGGCCACCTATGCCGCAAAGACTGGCAAGTCCGAGGACGTGTTGGCGGCTGCACTGCTGGGAGCGAACGGCGACGGGACACGCTACACAGCCGCGGAGGCGTTGGCGTTTGGTTTTGTGGATGAAGTCCTTCCCGTGGGCAAAAAGGCCGCAAAATCGACAGCCCGAAACGACAGATCCGGGGAACTGGCAGCACGTGCGAGGTTGCTCCGGGCAAAAAGTGTTTGACAACGGGCGGGAAACTCGGTAAGAATTCCTGTTGTCAGGACCGCAGCCCGAAAACGTGGCACTTCTGACCGCTGATTGAGTGGGCAAAATTGCAGGCGTCAATCGTTCGCGTATTCGTTTCCCGAATCCGCCAGCGGTTGACGCCTTTGCGTTGACACTGGCAAAACACAGGAGTCAACCATGAGCAAGAGTATTCCACAGTTGCAGGCCGAACGGGCCGCAAAGATTGAAGCTGCCGAAAAGCTGTTGCCGAGCGAAGGCGACACCATGACCGCAGAGGCACAGACACAGGCCGGGGAGCTGCTGGCCGCGGCTGAATCCCTGCAGTCCGACATTGACGCAGCCGTGCGAGCACAGGCAGCAGTTCAGGACATGAGAACGAAGCTGTCCGCGCTGCGATCCGTGCCCGACAATCCGACAGCCCGCGCCATCGCCAACGTTGGCGGTTTGGCCTTCGGTGTTCATGCGGGCCACGACGTTGCACGCCAGTTCAGTCTGCCACGCAACGTTCGCCGCGTTCAATTGAAGAACTTCCGACAGGACGCCAGCGACGAAATCCCGGCAGAAGTCCGCGCCTACCGATTCGGCATGTGGGCACTGGCCACGATCAGCGAAACCGGCAGCGTACCGTACCGCAACAATGCCGCGGTGACGTTCTGCCGTGACCACGGGCTGCTCAATGTGGCGCACGGCGAAGGCGGCGCAGACACCACCGGGGCGCATGTGCTGGTTCCAGAGGAATTCGGTACGGACCTGATCCTGTTGCGTGAACGCTACGGCGTTGCCCGTCAGTTGTTCAACGTTGTCACGATGAGCAGCGACGTGAAAACCGAGCCGCGGCAGTTGTCCGGATTGACGGCATATTTCACAGCCGAAAATGCTGCCATCACCGAATCGAACATGACGTTTGACAACGTGACGCTGGTGGCGAAGAAGCTGGCCGTGATTGCCCGCATGAGCAACGAACTGAATGCGGACAACGTTCTGGGGCTGGCCGATCGGTTGATTGGTGAAATCGCTTACGCCTTCGCGTACAAGGAAGATGACTGCGCATTCAATGGCACCGGCACCAGCGCCTACGGCGGCATCACAGGTGCACGCACTCGGATGGATGAGCTGACCGCAGGCACCGCACCCGGGCTGATTCTCGGCAGCGGCAATCTGTGGTCAGAACTGACGCTGGCCGACTTCAACAAGGTTGTCGGGGCACTGCCGAACTACGCAGACGTGCCCGGTGCAGGCTGGGTGTGCCACAAGACCTTCGAACACACCGTCATGCAGAAGCTGGCGTATGCAGCCGGTGGCGTGTTGGCGTCGGAGATTGTCAACGGCATCCGTCGCAACACCTTCCTGGGCTATCCGGTTTACACGTCGCAGATCTTCCCGAGCACCGAGGCCAACAGTCAGATTCCTGTGCTGTTCGGGTCGTTTGGTCAGGCTGCGATGTTTGGTGCACGCGGTCAGGAGTCGATTGCATTCAGCACCGAAGCCACCGTGGGCGGGCAGTCCATGTGGGAACGCGATCAGATTGGCGTGCGTGGTACCGAGCGATTCGACGTGGTTGTGCATGACTACGGCACCAACAGCGCAGCCGGCCCGATTGTTGGTCTCGAAACTGCTGGAAGCTGATGACACAACACCCGGCAGTGTGTCGGGTGTTTTCTTGAAACACTTTGCTCCGAGGAGCCTTTCAATATGATTCAGGAACGTTTGATCAATGACAGCATTCTGATTGCCCCGCGAGCGCTGACGAACAACGCAACCGCAACGGCGAATCTCGACACCAAGGGCGCAGCCTACGCAACGATTCGGGTTGCCTGCAGTTCCGAGGTCAACACCAATGCCGTGGGACCAACGCTGGTTCTCAGCGAGTCCGATGACACCGTGGTGTCGAACTTTGCGACGCTGGACACGCAGGCCGCAATCGACCTGACCGCTGCGCGTGAAATCCACTACGGCGTTGATCTGCGAGGCCGCAAGCGTTATTTGCGGATTGCCGTGAGCACACCGACAGCGACCAACGACCACATCGTGATGAGTGCAGTGGGCACGCTGAGCAAGTTGGAGAACGCACCAAACGGCACGACCAGCGTTGCCGATACGGCTGTGTTCGTCTGATTCTGTAACGGGACTGCGGGCAGTTGTGGGACTGCCCGCACATCCCAACATTCTGAGGGGTGGTCATGAGGCTGAATTTGGGTGCGGGCAATTGTCCGCTGGACGGTTGGCAAAACTACGACATCAAAACGGGACAACCGTGTTTTCCGTTGGCACATGCTGACGGCACGGTGGACGAAATCAGGGCATCGCACGTTCTGGAGCACCTATCGTTTAAGGATGCGACGGCGGCATTGCGGGACTGGTTCCGGGCACTGAAGCCAGGCGGCAGGCTTTGGGTTGCAGTCCCGGACGTGGACAAGGCACTGGCAGCGACTAACGGAAAACGGCTGTTCTATGTCATGGGCGGACAGACTGACGAACACGACATACACCGCAGCGCGTACGATGTGGAACGGCTGGAGGCATTGTTCGAGGACGTGGGATTTGAGCAGGTGAGCGAATGGCAGGGGACTGCAGGCGACTGCAGCAGCCATCCGGTCAGCCTGAACAGAGTCGGAACAAAGCCGCAAACAGCACCAATCAGGAGAACGGCGACCGTCAAAGTCGCAGCGTATTGCACGCACCCCCGATATGAGGCTGTGGCGGCACGAAACGTCATTGACGGAGCATTGAAGCCACTGGGAATCAACCTGCATTGTTCGCAGGGTGTGTTCTGGGGGCAGTGTATGCAGCGAATGTTTCAGGATGCGATCGACCGCGGGGTTGATTGGATTCTAAGCATTGACAGTGACAGCCTGTTTACTGCCGAGCACGTGCGGCACATCATGGACATATTCGCACAAACGCCAGAGGCGGACGCACTGGCCGCGTTGCAGTGCAGACGCGGGGCATTGTTTCCGCTGCTGACAACAGGCAACCACCAGACGGGCGACGAAATCAGGATTGACGGCAGACCGCTGAAAGTCACAACAGCACATTTCGGGCTGACGCTGTTTCGAGTTGAGAAATTCAAGACGCTGCCAAAGCCGTGGTTCCGGAGCGTACCAGGCAAAGCCGGCGATTGGGACGACGACAGGCTAGACGATGATATCTATTTCTGGCATGTGTGGCGCGAAGCGGGAAACACCATCTACGTTGCACCCAGTTGCAGCATCGGACACCTTGAAGAAATGTGCGTTGTGTACGACAAGGACATGCAGCCGAAGCACCAGTATGTCCACGAATGGCGAAAGGAGAACGGTTTGCAATGATCACATTGACACGGCAGTGGAGGGCGTTCCCGGTTGGCGCAATCGTCGCACCGGGGCGTGGGATTGAGTTGGAGTTGGTGAGGCAGGGATTCGGGATTGAGTGCCAGCGACAGGAGCCGGAAAAATGCAGCCAGCCAGCCCAACATTCACCACAACCAGCGGTCCGGCAGTCGAACCGATCACGCTGGAAGAACTGAAAACACGGCTGCGGATTTCGGGTTGTGATTTTGACGACGAAATCAACGACATGCTGAAGGCAGCACGCCTGCAGGTTGAGGCCGACACGTACCGCAAACTGATCACGCAAACCGTGGTCATGTACCAGGAGGATTTCACAAGCCTGCTGGGGCCGGTGCAGATTCGGCTGGCCCCAATCCAGTCCATCACGCACCTCAAATACTACGACCGTGACGACGTCCTGCAGACCTTTTCCGCATCCGATTACTACGCAAACCTGACCAGCACACCGCCAGAGATTCGGCTGAAAGAGGCGAAGCAGTGGCCAAACACGAGTCTGTATCGACCGAATAAGATCGAGGTGACAATGGTGGCAGGCTACGGCAGCACAGCGGCGAGCGTACCGCGTGCGGCAAAGCTGGCGATCGTGGAATACTGCCGAGCAATGTGGGACGGATGCGAGGGCAACACGGAGACGTATCGACGGCTGATCAGTTCGTTGCAGTGGACGGCGTATCATTCGGTGATCCAATGAAGTGTGATTCCAAAACCAGCCACAGGCACTACACCACCCGCATCAC